CGCACCCCAAAAGGTGCGCCGCTCCAGTGACGTTAGTCACGTTGGTCTTGGTAGAGCGTTAGTTTAGCTCATGCCGGCTCGTCAGGACCTAAAGTCTTGACTTTCCGGTATTCGCTGCACTAACCTCGAAGGGGCAAAATCCATGTCAATTGTCTACGTTACCAAAACTGCTGATGTACAGTTTACTAATTACTACGAGGACCGAGCAGACTTAATCGTCTGGTCCGGTGCCGTGGTAATTTTGTATGGGTGGACCAAGAAGTTTAATACTTCCTGGCCTACTAAGTACACCAATAGTCAACAAAGGGCTCAGCCTACCGACTGGAATTATCGTTGGCGGATCCGAAACCATCTCAACGCTACTACGAACCTTTACGGTACGAAGTACGCGATTGAGAAGGACGGTTCCAAAAACAATTTTGCCATTAGGTATCAGGCCAAAAACCCGAAAGTTGCTGGTAATCCGTGGAGAGACATGTATTGGGAATTTAGAGGTATGTTTCCTTGGACAAGGAATCCACCTCCAGATCCCAGCTCCGTATCCCTGATCGATGCCGATAGAGACGCGAAACTGCAGTTTCTCAAGCAAGTACGAAAGAATTATGAGTCCTTCCAAGGGCTCACGTTCCTAGGAGAGCTTGGTGAGACTGTTCGCATGCTACGCCACCCTATGAGTGCTTTGGGTAAAGGTTTTGGAGACTATATGCGGACCGTCAAGAAACGGGCCAATAGATCTTCACTTCCCGGACTCAATAGCATGATTAGTGGGACTTGGCTTGAATACATGTATGGCTGGGCACCGCTGATTAATGACATCGGAGGCATAGGACAGCTCTTAAACGACCAACTTGAACGATACGAGGACTCTTTCGAGCGCGTATACGGATCAAGTGAAGTCGAATTTGAGCCATCCTCATGGTCTCTGGAGTACAGTACTCAGAACGGACCCTGGATCGTGTATATGAAGGAACGTACAAAGACGAAAGCCTTTGTTCGTTACTATGGCCAAGCGTACAGGGCAGCCCTCACTGGGAAGGATTGGACTACTGAAAACCTAGGAATAGGTCTCAGGAGTTTCGTCCCTACTGCGTGGGAGCTGATTCCGTACTCGTTCGTAGCCGATTACTTTACCAATACTGGCAATTTAATCGATGCTTTCTCAACCAATACTTCTGGCGTTAAGTGGACCAGTCGAGACTATCTAAGGATAGGCTCGATGGAGACCGCTTTTAGTAGGGTTTATCGAAACACTACTACTCAGCCGGACAGTACTGTGCGAGATTACAGTGCGACAGGTGCGTTGTCTAATCACATCCTCCAACGACGATATGTTGATAGGGTTTGGCTAACGGAGCCTCCTATTGTCGGTCTTCAAGACTTTCAATGGAAGATTCCGGGTATGGGTTCGACCAAGTGGTTGAACCTAACTGCCTTATCCACTCAACAGAGAGAGACTCAGAACTTCCTTAGAACACTTACCAGACGGTAATTGCCTTCGGTTGGTATGACCTCTTTCTTGGTTGGAGTTTTCTCACTTCCTTTTACATAATAGGACTACCACTATGAGCTTTGCTCCCTCCACCCCTGTCACGGGCACTGCCCAGACAGGTTTCACTGCGCCGACCTACACGATTAGTGCAGATACGGCACCGGATGTGAATGGCAAACAGTATGCGGTTACCGCCTTGGGCGGTACGCAGGCTGGAGTCACGACTCATTCGGTCTCTTCACCTTTCACGTTTACGTTCTGGCGGCCCAAAGCCTTTAAGGCTCTTGGTCCGGTGGATCCGACAACGGGTCAGTTGAGGAGCGTCCCGATGAACGTTTGGAAGTGCATCATCCGTAAGGGTGTTACGCCTCTCGCGGGTCAGTCGGTCCGTAATGCTATGATCTCCATTACTCAGGAGATCCCGGCAGGTTCGGATACGGCTGACGCGCCAAACCTTCGCGCGCTCTACAGCTTTGCCATTGGGGTGCTGTCTCAGCAGTCCAGTGGCATCGGCGACACGGTGGTTAGCGGGGTCATGTAGGTATGAACCTTCAGGACCCAACAATCCGTCGTGCTGTCGTTGCTGGGGCAGTAATCCTGCTCACCTTTCTGTTTGGTAAGGATGTTGCCTTACAACTGATTGGTGTGCTTTCGGCTTACGTCCCGGCGCAGTAAGCGCGTTCTCGGTACGGTTGATCTTGGGGATTAGACTTCAGGAAAGTCTTAGCGCGGAACGAGGTCGTAAAGGGCCCTGATCATGGGTTCATCCCATATCATGGTTATCTTTGCGTCACATTCCGGGCAACAGATTGTCACACTAATGTTCTCACCCAGGCTGTGGACCAGGATATTTCCCGGTTCAATGGTCTGTTTGAGTTCATTAATGCGTTCCTGATGCACGATCTTCTCGATCATTCTCTATCTCCTAGTAGGTGTACGTTGATGAAAGTGATTAACTCTCTCGCTCTTTCTAGGTCCTTACTTGAAGACCTTACACCCTTTCTGGTACATGAAAATGCACCTGAACAGAGTGCGAGATCTTTTGCGGCACAGCAGCTTAGGGACAACATCACCAAGAAATTGGTAGATGACGTTGCTTTGGATGCTGACGCAAAGGCTCTAGCCAAGTTCGTCTCGGTCAACGACCGTTGCGAGTCTTGGTCACTGCAGTATGAGCGCTTGGAAGACGAATTTCTGTTTGGCCATCTTCGTGATGTCCTGCAAAAGTTCGTAAATTATAAGTCCGAAAGGGCTTATTCTTCCAACAGATACTCTCCCGTCCTCGATTGCTATGATCATATCCTTGATCACGGCGACCTTGGCCCGGGTAAGTCTCTTGAGGCAGATATGAACGACTTTTACACAAAGTTGTTCGCATCTAAACTCAGCTCAACTTCGGAAGGTCTTTATCGCGTTTACGCGAACTACATTAAGCGTTTTCCAGATTGGAGGGTAGCCGAGGAAACTCGGTGCTCTCTGTTTGGGTCGCCTAGTATAGTCGTAGGGAATCGTCTTACCTTCGTACCGAAAAACGATGAGATCTCTAGAGTCATCTGCATAGAACCTGTTTTGAACATGTTCTACCAACAGGGGGCCAAAAGCCTCTTGGAGGATCGGCTAAAGTCATTCTTCGGAATTGACCTAAGCCTTCAGCAGATGAAGAATAGAGAACTCGCGAGGATCGGATCCGAACGTCATGTTCGAACGGATTTCAGCAATCGTAGTAACCAGCTGGTTACTATTGACCTGTCATCCGCGTCCGACTCACTGAGCATCAAGATGCTTGAAAACGTTTTTCCTAGCCAGTTCATGGCTATGTTAACGTCTTTTAGGTGTCCTGTATCTCAGCTCCCCAACGGGGACTCGTTGACACTTCACATGATATCTACTATGGGGAACGCTTTTACGTTCCCTTTGCAGACTGTCCTGTTTAGTGCCGTCGTCATCGCTGCTAGCCAAGTCGCCGACTTCCCTTTGGAATCTCCTTTTGGGGAGAGACTGGGGGAATGGGGAGTGAACGGAGACGATATTATCTGCCCAGCCGCAATAGCTGGTAAGGTTTTACGTCTTTTGAAACTCCTCGGCTTCGAAGTGAACAGCGAAAAGACCTTCCTTGAAGGTCCGTTTCGGGAGTCATGCGGTGCTGATTTCTACAAAGGAATCAACGTGAGACCAGTCTTCGCTAAGAAACTGGACTCTCCGCAGGACTTATACTCCTTGATAAATCGTCTGAGCCTTTGGTCGCACGTAACGGGAATACCGTTACCGAAGACACAAGGCTTGCTCCGACGTAAGGTTCCTCTTTACGAGGTTCCTCCGTGGGAGTCAGCCGATTGTGGCATTTGGGTGCCCGAACTCAAAGATGTTAAAAGGTATTATCTTGATTCCAACGGAACTATCTCCTACAAGAGATGGGTCCCGAGGGCAAGACGTATCTTTATACATTCCGAGTCCGAAAGCATCATTGTGCCGCGTGGTCATAAACCCATTAGGTTCAATCCTTCTGGGTTGCTGATCGCGTTCCTCAAGGGGCATATTGGGAGTGGAACAATGGAGAGACGCCGGAAAAATGTCTTAATCGACAGATACCCGGTCAACTTCATCACAGTCAGGTCTGACTGTGTCCACTACTCAACGAAGGTGGGCAAGGCTCCCTCTTGGGAGACAAGCCCGACGATGATAAACCCGTTTAAAGGTTTATCTGGAGGGTCTGGCATGGAAAACCAGACCTGCGCGGCCGTCCTGGCCGCGTAGGATC